AAATAAAGCAGCGTTGCCTTTGGGAGGCTCGAAGCTTTAACAGGTAAATCAAAGTGCGTCCGATTGCCGTTTTGCAATTCCGGTCGTTTACTCGCCGCGTTAACTATTGTCTGCCCTGCAAAAAAGCCTAACGATAAATCAATCACTCTAATTTGCTTTGCTAGTGTGAAGTATCTTTCAGGCAAAATGAAAACAACATTTCCCGTGCTCTCACTAACCGGCTTCCAGACTGAGCCGTCATTTCCTGGAAAGTTTCTGATAATGTCGCATGAGCTTATATAGGCTTGCTGAATACCTTGTCTTGCTCTTATGATTTCTGCATTTGTTACATCCACGGTGTGACCGCAAGCTATCCAATGCCAATAAGGGTTATCGCCGCCCTCGATGCACTCTCCGCGATTAGCTTGCTCAACTAACCTGTCATGCGTGTCCTGTGGAATAACATTTGGAAGTGGCGCACCGCTAATGTCTTGAGCACTGGCTATCGAAACACTAGTTCCTACTAGTATCCCTAAAAACGCGCTAACGAGTTTGCCGTTCATTGCTCTTAAGTTCAGTCTCGACGGCTGTGAGCCGTTCGCTGTTTCTTCCGATCGCCTTGCTATTGTCTCTGACATCTTGCGATAATAATCCCGTTGCGGTGAGGGATTCAGCTCTGAGCGTTTCCACATTTTTCTCAACCCGTGTAATCGCATCATCGATTGAATCCACGTTGCGGTTAAGTGACCAAGCTGATAGACCGATAACAATACCAGCAATATACACAAACCATTGATTAAATGTTGCATTAGTTTTCCTCGTCATTAAACATTTTACCTTTAATAAAAATTGTCCTTACGCTAAGGGCACTATAATTGTTCCATTTGCGCCGCGCCCTGCGCCTATTCCCCAGTTAGAATCATCTAGTTTCCTGAGAACGACAACCCCAGAAGAGGGGAGCGCTTTGCCATCCAGTGCGGCAGTGTCATTAGCTGTGCATAGCGATTGCGTGCTTGTTGTATCTGCCCAGTTCCAGCCAGAGGGTAAAGGCATCCTGAGATCTGTATGCGCTGACCCAGAAGTCGTTCCCGTGAAATTAAATCGAATTAAGCCAAGTTTCGAGCCTGGAAATAATAAGTGCTTAGCGACATTTATGGTTGTTGAACCATAGTCCATCGAACCGCCAGCGCCTAAAGTCGGCGTGTAGCTAGTCCAAGTAAATGAATCTATAATTGATTGAAAGCCTGCAACTACATCGCTCATCCTAGCGAGTTCGCTTTGTAGCTCTGTGATAATAGTTTCTAGGCTCATGTGATAGCTATTGAGGGTAACACTTCAAAAATCAACAAGCGGGATAATTCACCCCCTTGCTGCAACTGTAATTCATTAGCGATTAATTGAGAACGGTAAGATTGACCCCGTTTCCAGTAGTGGCCGTTAATAAGGTCTAAGCTGTTTTGTTCGGTGTCTGCTAGAGGCAAACGTGCGTCATGCGATGAGCCATAAAAAGCCGGTAAATTCACCAGCTTAAGCGTGCAAACATTGGTTAGCTCTAAGCTATATTTATTTATGGGCACTGCTATTGTAACAAGCATTTTCGGCTCGTTGTGGTTTCTCAAATTAAACGCGGCGAGGCTTTTGGCGCTTGTCTCATCGGCTAGCCAGTCATAATTGATATTTGCTAGAGGTCGAGTGCCCCAGTTAGTTTTTGATAGTGCAATTTTATCACTTGGAGCGTCTAGCCCTGTGGCTGTATTGCTATCTAGTAAGCCCCGATAGCGCGGCAAACTGCCATCAGCGAGCAAAGATTCAATCTTGCCCTTAATGCTCCGGTTGTATGCTGCCTGAAAATAATTAACTACCGTTTCGATGCCTCCTATCTCTGCTTTGATTAGTCTTGCGTGCTCATCGTCTATGGTAGCTGCGATTGTTTCAGTGCCACCCCATGCCCAGAGCGCAAGGGTCTCCGCGCCGCCCGTTACTATCGGCACAATCTTTGCGCCAGAGTTTCGCATTATATCAATTAGGATGTCTCGAACAGTTACCCGCCCTTGAGTAGCTCCAATGGTTTTAAAGTTCCAGCGCCCAGAGGCAAACGCTGTTGAATGAGTTGATGCAAACTTGGTCGCGTCGAATATGCTTTCAGTCCACGCTGAGCCACTCCATTGATGCAAAAGCATCCTAGTTTGCCAGTCTGCTCTGTATAGTTTCGAACTTGGCGTGCCGCTTATTGTGCCGCTTGAATCATCTAACAACCCTTGAGTTCTAGCTAATAATTTTAGCTGCGTAAGGTCGGGGATGTTTGACTGGTCGCGCATCTTAACTGTAAAGGTCGCGTGACCTAGTCCGTTCTCGTAAAGCGACGAGCTGCCGCCTGTAGTGGTTTCGCTTATGGCTAGGCCAAAGACCTCAACAGTTTCGCGTGCATCTGTTTTAATTTCCCGCGCCCACTCTCTCGCATCGTCTGCGTCTATTTTAACGTATTTTTCGTAAGCTGTTAGAGAGCCCCCGTTACCATCCCATCGAACGATTGCAAAAAACTCAGTCGGATCGCTTCTAGTTATGCTTACAAAGACCTCGCCGCCCTCTGGAATAATAACTGGCCTGTTTAGAGTAAATCTTAGTTTATGGCTTCGCGGTAAATCGCCTATGGCTGAGCCTAGTGTTATTTTTGTTGTAGTAGTTTCGTCTATAGTATCAGAGGCTAAAACATTCTCAGGAAAGCCGTTAGCGCTTGAATATATTTTGCACTGAAAGTTAAATTCATCAGTGGTGAGAGTCGTGCTCGCTCCCATCATATACCAATCGACGCCAGCTATCACTTGTCCTGCTGTTACGTTTTGCCCTGCCTGAAGTTTAAAAGCTATCTCTCTTAATAGCTCTGGCGGGTCTGCATAGCTCCCGATTGTGCTCCCTCCTGCTGCTTGCAACGGGAAACTTAAGATTGGAGTAGTGGCCGTCGCCATTGGCACGATGTCCTGATAATTGCCCTCCTGGTTTTCCATCTGCACAGCGCCCGCGCTTAGAATACCGCCCACCACAAACTTACTTGCAAGCGTTGTCGCATAAGCAAAGTCCAACCTATTCTCGCTGCTTGTCGTATACATTGCAGAGACTTGCACAGGCTCGACATCAACTAGGTTAGTGCTATCAGTAAAAACAATCGGCAGTTGTCGCCCTAGACTGTTTTCCGGCGCTGTAGAAAAGACATCGCTAGTCACGGTCTTAGTCATTGTGCGGATTGGGATAGTGCTGCGGCTTACATTGATGCGGCACTCTGTAGAGTTCCACTGCACATCTGTTGCTATGGCTCGCCATACCTCCGAGAAATCAACATCATCAAAGTTGTCATTTCCTAGAGGCAAAGAGGCGACTTCGACAATAAGCTCCTGGTCGATTAACGTGTAGTGCTCTAGCAGGTCGCTGAATCTTCTTTCGCTTCCCAGGCTTCCAGCTTCGTTATTTAAAACGATGCTGCCGCGAGTAATATCAGGCACAAACTGTCCGAGCTTGACGCCTAGATTGTCAACTTGCTTAAGTAATGGAAAGGCCGTCGAGAGTGACATTATCTGGTGCTCAAAATAACAGTTACTATTTCTCCTGTGCGTTTATCTTTCATCTTTAGCTTAATGCGGCTTGAGCGATTAACCTCTGGCGCTGCGAATGATGATTGCTCAGTGATTAAACCAGCCGAGCCCGTTGCTTCTAATGTAGCTGCCCCAATACTTAAAACGCTAGTGCCTTTATGTGTTACGTTGCCCGCGCCCGATACGCTTGCCGCTGAGATTGATAGGTCGCCGCTTGCTGTAAAGTCTCCGAGGTTTCCGCTTGCATCAATACTTGATGCTCCAATGCCTAGAGCCGATGTGCCGACGTGGCCGACTGTGCCAGAGCCATCCGCCGCTGCTGCTGCTAAGAGCAAAACACCTTCGCCTTCTTCGGGTTTCGTGCTGTAGAGTTTAGGGCTCGACATCCAGATAGCACCATCTGCGGGCGCAGTAGTAGTGCAAGCCCCATAAGAATGATTTAACGGCGCTCCTATGAAGTTAAACCCGTCCTCGTGAGCAACATCCTCGCTAAAAGTAATGCCTGTTTTTTCGTCCTGTAAAATGTCGTTTACATAGAGCTTGGCAAACCCATCTGCGTTAGCAGTTGAGCCTGTGAAAGTATTATATTTTGCCCAGATGCCAATCCTCACCCACTCGTCGCGAGCTGGTGCATCAACATAGTTCACATCCTCGCCGTCGCTAGGCGGTAAATGAAACAAAGCAAAATAGGATACTATTGGGTCAACTGATGTGATAGGCGAATCTTGCGGCGGCGTTTCCAGGTGTATAGCTGCTCCGACTCCGCTGCCACTTACTAATCGCCGCGCTCTAAAGAATTTACCAGAGCAAAATGGAAAGCCTGTCGGGATATAAAAATCAGCCTCAAAATAAAACTCTGCTAAATCCCACCCATCATCCTCTCCATTGCCTCCAAAGTTAAATGGTTGCAGCTCGTTGTCGCCACTGATTGCCCACTGGATGCGGCCAATATACTCAGCGCCCGATGGTGGCGCTTCGATGCTTACCGAGGCCGGAGTCTCAAAAGGAGAAGTGCCTGCTGTCGTGTAAGTGTCTGCGTCGTAGCTTGAATTAAAATAGTCTCCGGTCGAAGGATTAAAGCCGCCGCCGTCGAAATCATCGCTGTCTAATAAGTTTGGGTCTGGTGAGCCTGCTGTCCCTGAGCCAGCAATTACGCTTTCTGCACTAGATAGCGCTCCCGTGCCCTGGCGCGTTATTTTTCCTGCTCCTGCAATAACACTAGACCCCGCAATCATCGCACCAGTTCCTGTGACCTCTGTTTCTCCCGTGCCAGAGATAACGCTTGCCCCGATGCTTAAAACTGCTGTGCCCGTGTGAGTGATAGCCCCCGCGCCTGCGGCAATTCCAGCAGCGCCACTAAGAGCAGAAGTTCCAACATGAGTCAGAGCCCCTGCGCCCGCGATAGTTGACGCGCCGATAGCTAGCTCTCCCGTTCCCGTTACTCCGGCGGCTGCTGGTAATTCAAAAGCGCCTATGTCCCAATCGCTATTTTGTGGACGAGCTGTTCCAACAATATCAACTTGCAGCGCAACACCTACCGCGCTTAAGTCTGCTCCTGAATCTAGTGCTTCTGTGTCTGTTGCGTCTAATCTATAATCATCTGAGCCAGCATCTTCAAATACAACTGTTTTACTTTGATAACTTGCATCGGGGCTAGAACTATCACTGGAAATATTTCCATTATGATTAAAAGTGCCGCTCGAATTGTCTATAAAATAATCTGTATCACCCGCACCCGATGCGATGTTGTTATACATATTAATAGTGAGGCTGGATGGGTTTCGATTAAGAACTATACCGTTCCCGCTTTGATCAATTACTGTATTTTGAATTATATTATAAACGTTGTCCGCTGCTGTGTCGTAAAGACCTATGCCTTCTACAAAATCACCAAATATAATATTATTTTGAACATCGACCGTGATAGTGTCGCCGCCGTTGTTAATAACATTCACACCGGCCGGGTATTCTAGATTGGCTGTGCTTCCAGTGCGTTTAAGTAAGCAATTATGAACTTGGAGGTGGCCACCAGAGTTAGCAAATTCATAATAGATTGCATGACCCCTACCATCTGAGCCTGACGTGTAAGTATTTTCAATCTGTAAACCATCGAGGTAAACGTAGTCGATTCCCCGAATATCAATCGCGCCGTGATAGTCAGAAAAAGAAATGTAAGGAACTCCGGTATCCCAATACCCTGGATGTCTGTGCCCTGTGTTGTTCCTAATTAAAAGAAAGCAAGTTGCCGAAGTATCCCAAGGATTACTTGAATAAGTTAAGTCAACTTCTCCAATATTACCCGCACCTTCTAGCAGGACAGAGACTTGAATATCTTGAGTGACTAAGTCTTTATTGGTAAACGCCGATTGAAAGGAGGCAAAAGAAGCAAAAGCCGCACTTGACCCACTGGTTGCATTAGTTGTTCCGTCGCCGCCTGAGCTATTAGCGTTTACATATCGAGTGACAACCGTTGGCATGACTTAGACACTCCGGCCTAAGCTCTTACAACTCAGGAACAGTAAAGGTTAATGATGTTACGTTCACTGGCTCAGTAGCTACAATGCTGGTGCTAGTAAGGTTCAAGTCTGCGCCGCTAGTGCCGACTGTGCCCTGCATGATGGCCGTTCCAGCCGCGTTTGTTATTCTAAAGTAACCCGCTGTGCCCGTAGCATCTGCCGAGCTATCGCCTGTTATTGTTGCTGCTGTTGCAATTGCTCCTGGTGTTGCGTCTGCTGCTGCACCGAAAGCTGTAGTGCTAAAGGTTAGAGTCGCTAATAGCGTTCCTGTTGCAGAGTCCTCGACGTTTGTAGGAGCTGACCCAGTATAGATATTTAGAAGCCCAGGTGGCGTTCCGGCATCTATCAAGTCCACGATTGCGTTACACGCTGCGATAGCTGCCACGTTTGAAATTCTAGTCGCCATATTTACCCATCAATAAGTTGTTTGAGTTGATTCACTGGAACGTTTCGAAGCTCTTCGTTTGTCATGCCCCTGATTCTATTAAAGTCTACGCTCTGCACCTGAGCACCCGAAGCTCCGGCCTTGCCTGTATTCTGGCCTTTGTCTGCCTCACCCTGTCTAGCAGTTGAAACAAAAAACTCTGGATAACGTGATTGTAAAACTTCTGAGTATTCCGACAAGTCCATTTTTTGGTCTGGCTTCTTCGCAGACCATCTGACATTGCCCTTCTCGTCCTTGACTACTACGGTCGGATTAGAGAAATCTCCCTCAATATCACATTCCTTTTCAATTTCCTGCCTAATCCATTTCTGAGCGCTTGAAACGACCTTGTCGCCAAGGGATTGCATTACGCGGTCTGTCACGGTTGCGCTTCTAAGTTGCTTCTCAAGGGTTTGGGTTTTTGTTTCAGCTTCTGTTAAGCGCCCGCCAAGCTCTGCCCGCACTGCTGCCTCTATCTCCTCGCGCTCTTCTTTAGTAGCGCCCTGCTTAGGCTGCTTCTTTTTCTCTAGGTCGCTGAAATCATTCTTTAAACTTTCATTAGCGCTAATCTGTTCTTGTAGCTTTGTCTCAGTGGTTTTAAGCCTCGCCGACTCTGCCTTTAACTTGTTGTAATCCTCGATACTAACTGCAGTGTGAGTTTTCTCGTCATATTCTGCCATGTTATGCCTCTTTGATTTTGTTAATGATTGCGTCTATTCGTTGTCTAGGAAGTCCGAACCAGTTCCGATGCTCCTGGTTGCCCAGTGCTTTTTTTCTTTCCTTAGTATCAAGGAAACCGATGATACCCGTCAAGCGCCCTGGCCTTTTCTCGAATCTCGCTCTCATCGCTGCTAGCATGTTGCCTGTAAAGCTCAGATTAGGAAGTCCTGCTGTGCGCCCCTTCTTTTTTCTAAACTCTGCATACTTCGGCGTATAAGGCTCAAAGGGCTTGCCCTCAACATCTGTGCCGCTTAGGGTTCTGATTGCTATCTCTGCCACCTCGTCAATCATGGCCTTTTCAAATGCGACTTGCTTTTTCTCTAGTATCTTGCCAACGCGAAAAACTATCCGAGAGTTATTAGTAATTTTAATCGTCATAGCCTAGCCTCTCAGCAAGCTCCTGGCTTACAGGCCGCCAGTGATGCCTGCAATTATAGCCGCCGCCTGTAGCAAGCACATCGCCAAGCTGCCCGTTATCCATCTGGTCTATTTCGTCGCGTGTGTAGATTGGCGGGTCTTTAGCTAATAAATCCTCGCAAAACGGGCGCGTTAAATCATCGTTCACACCGACGTATAGAAAGAGCTCAATCTCTAGTGCCTCAGCCTGCGCCGCGTTCACCATGCGGTTAAATGTCATTAGCCCAGTGTTAAGCTCGGTTTGTAGCTCTGTCTCTGTTAGCGTAGTAAATCGCTGTTGGAGCTGTGGAATATCTGGGCGATTGCCTAAGATAATGCTTTCCAGAATCACAGGTCGCATTGAGGTAATTCGGTTAAGTGTTTTAGCTTGTGCGTCCTCAACTCTGAATTGTATTAGCGCCTCAAGCGCTGAGGTGTCTAGCACTCTAAGGTCAAGCGGGATGCCGTCGCTCTGCAAGGTTTCCATAACTTGTCTAAGCTCTGAGCCGTATAGCGTGGACATCTCAGCGAGCTTTTCGTCAAGCCCTCGCGCCCTAAAAGCCTCTAGTAAACTACCAAGCGCCGCTGCTGGTGCAACATTGCCGTCTACTATCTCGCCGACGATTTCCTCTAAGGCTGAATCTAAAAAGCGCTTTAGCTCTACTGTAAACTTTTCGACCTCGCGCTCTGTGTTAAGCCTCTGTGCTTTGAGCTGGTTTTGGATTTGGCTGATTGCCATTTAAGCCCTTGAGAAAGTTGCTATTGATTAAACTATTGGTCGGTAGCTTTGTTGAATTGGCTTGTGCCAGCTCCCCAAGTTTTCCGTCTATCTCGGCTTTTAGTTCTGCCTTTTCTGGTAAGTCGATTTGCTCAACAAACCAGTTTAATAGAGCCTTTCTTGTTTGCGGCAAGTTCGCGACCTCATCGCGGAAGGCAAGCACAAGCTGAATCATCTTGTCTATGTCTTGAACGTCAACCTTGTAGTTAAATTTAATCTCGGCTGTGAAATTATCATCGCCCTTATACTTAGCGAACAATCTAAGCCCTTGGTTTACTATGTTCTCAAGCATTTCAAGCTCAGATTGCACTAGGGCAACCATCAAGTCTTTTTCTTCCTTCTGCGTGTCTGCTGATTGCACTGCTGCGCTATCAGCGTTAATCATTCTGAACTGATTTAGAGCCACGCGAAAAATGTTATTTAATACAGAGGATAATCTATTCTCAGCGCCAAGAAGCGTAACAGGCTCTACCGTGTGAATGGTTACGCCTGCAGGTAGTATCTGCATGGTATACTCTGCTACAGCCTTTGCGTCTTTGCTTTGGTCTAGTCCATCGCCGATGAAATAGATTCGCTGATGAGCTTGGAATAGTGCGATGTTATCCAGCACAGATTCCAGGTTGTAGTATTTAAGCGCATGAGGGTAAACGTCCTTAATCCAGCTCGCGCCTGTTAGAGAAATCACAAAAGGAATCTCATCCCAGTCGGCAAGAATTTCCTCTCCTATTTTCTCCCACTGCCTAGCATCAACTGTGTCGTCCTCTTTCTGCGTATCAGTAGATTTTTTGGTATTGTCGTCCTTCTTAAGCTCATAGCGGGTGACCATGAGCTTACCCTCGTTGACAGTATATTGCTTGCTGATTGTCTTAACAACCACGGGCTCTTCTGCGTTTAATCGCGGCTGCATTTCCTCGTAAACTATCCGACAGAATACTAACTTGTTTAGCTTGTCTGGGTCTTGTGTTTCAAGCTGCCAGTCTACGAATTGAAGCGGGTTTATTATCTCAAAGTAGGGTCTAAACTTTGTAGTGCTCTCCTGCTCAGCTTTTGTTTTGGGCTTATCCCCTAGAGCGTTCACGCGCAATATTGGCCGCCCGTATAGGAGCGCGTTAGTTAGGATTTCGTCTTTAATAAACGTGATTAAACTAGTGCCCTTGCCGTCGATGTTGTTCATTGCGTCGCCTAGCATGGTTTCAACTTCAGGCGGGATTTCTGGGTCTTTACGAAAGAAAAGAGATGTCCAGATAGAGATAATCGGTTCAATAAAATTGGTATAGCTTGAGCGCTGTTCACGAATCGACCTGATACCATGCCCATCGACCTGGCGCTCTAGCTCGTGCATCCAGAGATACTCAGAGCGTTTCAGCGTTTGTTGGTCTCCATCATACATATCGCGATAGGTAACAAACTTCTCGCGCTTCTCTACGTAGTCAGGATGAAAGGAAAGTTTAATCATGCCCAGTTAGCTCCCATAATATTACTGCCTGTTAAGTTCTCAATGTTCACGTCTTTGTATAGCTGCCAGAGCCGATAGCGCAGGCCGTCGCCGTGATGCGTGTGGGTCTCTCCGGCCTTCTTCTCGATGTCGTCCTTGCCAGTTGCCCATTTTGTAGTGTTAAAGCTGCGACGAACATTAACGCAATGGTCGCATATCAAGGCCAGCTCGTATAGTAACAACCTGTTTGTCACGTCCACGCTACCACGAATGGGCGTTACCTCGCGTGCTGCCCGTATTACTACCTCCCGATAGGTCTCGGCTAAATACTTTTTAAGGTTAGAGTAATCTGTGCCAGGTGCTTTATGACTCTTAGCGTGCCCTGTTCTGTCGCCCCATAGCTCAAAAACCGTTTGCGAGTAGACGCTAGGATTAAACGCCATGCCTATCTCTATCGCTGCTGAATATAGGTCAGTGCAGGCAAGGGATGATTCAGCTAGGCACACCTCGCGCATACGAGTAAACGCGCCGCGCTTGTATGGGATAGTTTGCCACGCGCTCCACGTTAGTGGCGTTGCGTTAAAGTCCAAGCAGATAGCAATCGGGCGCATCGGGTCTGCCCGCACTGTTGGGATTAGATTTCGGCTCTCTACAAACTGAGCGTAAACATCGCCGGAGCGAAACGATGAAAACTCGCCGTAAAGGTATGAGCGCACCTTAGCGGGGTTATGTGCGAAGGTTTGAATTAACCTCTCAGCGTAGCCATCAGCTAAGTTTTTAGCGTTGTCTGTAGTGTGCAGAATAAAGCGCCGGAGCTTTCTAGCAGGGTCGCTCTTTTTTATGTCGTAATTGTCCTTGTAGTAGTTGTCACCTTCCGGCGTGCCCTCGACAAAGCCGATTGTTTTGATAGCTTTCTTGTGCCGCGTTCTAGCCTCGCAGTTCTCAATTACCTCTTGCTTTAGTAGCCCCGCCTCGCGCACTGCATAGCCGCCGATATTGGCTGAGACCATCAGCTCCGGTCTATCACCAGAGAGCAAGCGGATGTGCTGCTTGGTGCGGTTTAGATGCACCACCGTTGGCTTAGAGCGAACGATGCGATAATCTATGTTTGCTTTTAGCCCCAAGAACTCAAGCGCCTCGGTGTAGGTAGGCAGGAGCGAATCCTCAACTTTCGAGTAAGTCGGGCACACATCCCACCACTGCGGCACGTCGGGCGATTGCATGATTTTTAATAGGTAAGTTACCGTAACTCCAAAGGATTTTCCGCTTCCTAGACCTCCGGTAATAACAAACCGATCGTGAAACGGGTCACTCAGTATCTCGTAAGCCCAGGAGGGAAGCGAGATATTTCTAATCGAGCTTATTTCTGTCTGCGTCGGGTGTTCGAGCATCGGATATATTTATTGTGATTGGTGCGTTGCCTGGGTCTACTTGAATGACTTTAGGATTTCTTAAGTAGTTTTGTCGATTGGCGAGCCAGAGTTCTAAGCATTTAGGCTCAGGTGGGTAGTGCTTGATGGTGGTGGTTCTGATTATTTCACCCTCATAGCAGAAGATTTTTTCCTCTGGGTGGCTGTAGCCGATAGCCCTTTCGTATAGGGAATTTGCTATGTTTAAGTCGGTGTGTTCTTTGCCCTCTTTAATGGCCTCACTAAAACTAGGAAATCTATTTTTCCATTCATATAGTGTTTTAGTAGTAATCCCAAAAAACTTAGCTATTCTGTCGTCTGTTACGTTGAGCAACATGCAGAGCCTTCTAGCCTGTTCGTCGTATTCAGGCTGATAGGCTAGCGGGCGTCCGTGTGCCTTTTTCTCTTTTTTTGGTTTTTTGGGCTTTGTTGGTTGTTCAGTGTCCATGCCTAATTGTGCGGCATGAACTAATAACTTGTAAATGTATCGGGCTAATAAGCTGGTATTATTAACGATGTTTGCCCGACCGTCCGACCCATTTTATCAGTTTGACAAGAAAGTCAGGTTTTAGACAAGCCCCTACGATTTCCCTTGAGTTCTTACTTGAATCTTACGATAGTCTATATGTATCTAATT